CCGATGTTATTGACCAGAACAAGCAAACCCCTTGAAAATAAAGGGTTTGCGAGTGCTATTTTATATTCTAATTTTAATTTGCTTACCTTTTTGCTTACTTTTAGATAGATTTTAGTGCTTGCTCATAAAATGACGTCGCTTTTTTAGCGTTCTCTTTTGATAAGTGACTGTATGTGTCCATAGTCATTGAAAGAGTGGAATGGCCTAGACGATGCTGCAGCTCTTTATAAGGAATACCCGAATTAAGAAGCAAACTGGCATGAGTATGTCGAAAACCGTGGAAACCTATATTATTTACCCCTGCTTTTTTAAAATGCGACTTAAGTCGGTCTGATGCTGCTTTAGAACTTGGATAGGGCTTGATGAAATCAGAGAACACCACTGTTTCAGTTCTTCCTAGTTTCCAAGCCTCTTGCGTTTGCTTGCGTTGGTATTTTTTGAGCATGGCCACTGTTTCGGTGTCTATGTCTATATCTCGATAACCAGATTTTGACTTTGGACTGTTTAACTCCATGTCACAGTTTAAAGTCTTTGTTATATGGACAACCGAATTATCAAGGTCAATATCAGACCATGAGAGAGCCAAAGCCTCGTTAATGCGGCAACCCGTAGCAAGTAAGAACTTATATAGCGTGATATCATAATAAATTTTATATTCAGTGTTATCCAAGCTATCAAGGTAGGTAAGAAACTGTTTTAGCTCATCATTATTGAAATGCTTAACTTTGGCTTTCTTATCCTTTTGAGTGTTTCTAGGCAAAACAACATTATCGGCTGGGTTAGTGGGGATAACTTGTAAAATCACTCCATACTGTAATATACGTTTGTTAAGGGCGTGAATTTTGTCGTAATGCAGATAAGCGCCCACTTCACCAGTATTTGTACTGTTTGCCAGTTTATTCATAATAGACTGAATGAGTGGGGTTGTCAGCTTATCTAATTTAAAGCCACCAAACAAAGGTAAAACATGGGTGTTTAAGAGCCCTTTTTGTGTCATTCTTGTATTGGCTTTAACTGTATTTTTGTAACTATCCCACCATGAAGCGGCTAACGCCTCGTATGTTTTCATCGTTACTTCTTTGTAGCGTGTTGATCCATTAGCTTTAAAATCAAATTGGACTTGTTGGGCTTTGGTCTTGAGTTCTTTCTTTGTCCTGCCAGTGACTTTAGTTGTTACTTTCTTGCCAGTGACTGCATCAACGCCAAGATATACATTAGCACGATAGACGGTTGACCCGTCTTTTTTCTTTATCTCGTTAATCTTCATAATGATAAACCTTTCTAAACATCAGCAGGCAAGCCGTAATAAAGTTTTTAGAGTGGTTTATATGTTTAAGAGATAATGTTATATCAGTCATTACAATTTCATTCGTTCGCAAAGCGAACAATTGAACAACGAGCGAACAAAGAATAAAGCTCGAGTGAAGCTAGAGAAAGAAGCTGCTTACTTCCTAGTTATTACTTTATTGGGTGTTGGTGAGTTAGCGTTGAAATAAGAAATATTGACGTATTTTTTATTTATCCCAACGATATCAAGCCAGTCAGTTAGTATATTTTCTAAGATTTTACTATCTTCATTTTTACGGCTATTGATATAGTCCCCAAAGTGTTTGAATTGAGACCCTCCTTTATAACCGTTTTCAAGCAGGGCATCAGTAGCCCTAAACGCATTAAGTAACGCACCCTTTGAACTCGATTCTATGACAATTTCACGATCATAGTCTGAAATTATAGCACGAAACCCCGTAAACAAAGGTAATTCATCCCCTTTATGCAATTTTACGATGCAATATTTTACCTTTGATACTTCATTCAATCTTTCTGACGTGTCTTGTTCTATATCTAAAACCGTATAATCGTAACCTTGCAACTCAAGAGGTGGTAAGTAATCTCCAGCTAAATCTTTTACTGGGGTAATACCAACATCATACCCTAGTAAATAGGGGACATCTACACCAAAATAATCGGCCAAAAGCTGCGCTTTATCGGGTTTAATTTGACTTTCACTGTTTTCAAGGCGTTGTATTGTACGTTTTGGGATGCTTACCGCCTCAGCTAACTCTTGTTGAGTCATCCCACCGTTTTTACTTTTTCTTAGCTCTTTTATTCTATTCATAACTTACCTTTCACAAAAATAGTTTAACATAAAACGTCAAAAACTGGAGCTTTTTTTGTTTATCTAGTGTTTTTTTGTTGACAAACGACATAAAGTGGAATATTATGTAATTACAAAAACGTCAGTTTATGACGCAGGAGGTGAGAATAATTGTTGATTACAAGTAACCAAGCGAAAGCAATTCGGAGAAAGCAAGCTGATGAAAATCTAACATCAAAGCAAGCAAGCGAAAATATTGGGATATCTCAGTTTACATATCGAAAAATTCGAAAAGGTGCAGAGGTTCGCCCTACGGTTTATCAAAAAGTCATGGAATGGCTAGCAGAAGATTATTAAGAGCAACAAAAAAAGGCTTAGCAGTCGCCAAACTCACAAGCCTTTTACCACTACTACTAAAAGAAATTACAGCAGGCAAGCCGTAATAAGGTTTTTAGTATCTGTATTTTGATACCTCAATTATATCATAGATTGCTGGTATCGTGTACCCCTACTTAGAGGCCACCTCTTAAAAATGGATAAGCATCACAGAAAATAAACAAGCTAGATAACCAGCAAAAAAAATGAATTGAGGTAATAACATGACAAAGAAAACAGAAAATACGATAACAGTTAAACAATCTAACAAGCTAGGTCTTGAATTGCATGACATCATGACTGGTATGCAAGGCCTACGCAGCCAAGCTAATCTCTTTATGATTGCGAAAAATACTGGAGCAGATAACGGGGTGTTACGCCATGAAATGGATAAGTTTTTAGAACATGTCTATGACATGGTAGAAATTTACTCCCGTGACCTAGACAAAATCGCTTTTTATCTGCTCGAGTGTGACAATCCAGCGGAGTTGCGAGCATACGAGGCAGAGGAAAAAGGAGAGTAAATCATGGCCACAGAATTAAATTTATCTGCTACCCAGTTTATTATCCTAGTCATCGTTTTAACGCTAGCTCTTGCTGCTTTATTGCTCAAAAAAAGCTATTTTCAGCTTGATATAGAGCCTAAAACCGATACCGTGACAGATAACACTACACACAAAGAATGTACTCACTACGGGGCTTATATTCAAGCTCAAGGCAATTATTACAACTAAGGAGAATAACCATGAAATTCAAAATTTTCAGCGACAATGCTAAATCATTCACTTTCAAACATGACTTTGAAACTATGAATCATGCTAAAGTAACAAATACCGCTATCCTCGGTTATATAGCAGGAACTTACGAGCAAGCGGCTGTAAAGACCACAATCAGCAAAAAGGAGACTAACAACGCCTATACACTGCTTATTGAGTACGTGGAAGATAAAGACCTTACAGAGGTGTTTAACCGTATTTGTAAGAGCTTTGAGAGCTATTCAAAGGGTGATGCTGAGGAAGCCTAAACGTGCATCAATACAGAAAGAAAGGATAATTATTGAATGAGAAAAACAATCCCAAACACCCATAAAAGAATTTTGGCCAGTATTCCCGTAGGAGCTGATAACCGTTCTATTACTGGAAAAGAGCTTGCAGCAACCCACAGAATGGATCGCAGAACAATCCAAGCAATCATTAGGCGCTTAATTGTTGAATATGGTGTTCCTATTTGTGCCAGTCGTGATATTAACGGGGGCTACTTTATCCCTGCTAACGATACGGAACGCCTAGAGGGTATCAGAGCGCTTAAAAGCCAACTAAGCGAGGAAGAAAAGCGAGTAAGTGCCTTGCTTGAGGCTGACTTAACCGAGTATAAAGAGCTGCTAAGGGGGTGATGCTATGCATATTCTAAGTGAAGAATTTGAAGACAAACTACTTAGAGTCATTGACAATCGTTTTGAAGACTTTATTAAAGCTACTTCCAAGCATGATAACAAACGGTTAGATCTAATATCTTCCCAAGAAGTAATGAACGAACTAGGGGTAGGCTATAACACCCTAAAACGTTGGGAAAAAGCTGGCCTTAAACGCTATCAAGCCCCAGTAGAGGGAACTCGCAAAGTGTACTATCTTAGAAGTCACATCTATGCATTTTTGGGGGTGGAAAATAATGGGAAAGCGTAGAATGATAAGTAAAACCGTTACCCAAACACATCGCTTCTTATGCTTGCCACTGGAAGCTCAAGCCCTTTATTTTCACCTTATACAAAATTGTGATGATGACGGGGTGGTGGAAGCTTTCCCTATTATCAGAATGATAGGAGCTAGCGAGGATAATCTAAGACTTTTAGAAATTAGAAGGTTTGTGAGACGTCTTAACGACGAAATGGTTTATTTTGTTGTTGACTTCCACGAACAAAACACCGTTAGAAAAGACAGATACACACCTAGCATTTATAAAGACCTGCTAGAGCAAAACGCTGAAAACCTTATAACAGATAGCGATGACACGACTGGTAAACCACTGGTAAACCAAACGGCAACCACTGGTAAACCCAATATAAGTAAAGATAATATAAGTAAAGGTAAGGTAAGTAAGGGTAGTAGTAAGAAAACTCAAGAAGAAAAAACCACTACTACCACCGCCCCTATTTTTAGCCAAGAGTTTATCAATCTCTACCAGAGTTTTGAACAAGAAAGCGGGCGACCTTTATCAGCTATTCAGCAACAAGAATTAAGATATATGCTAGACGAGTTTAACGCTGACTTGATCTATGAAGCACTAAAAGAAGCCGTCAACCAAGGCAAGGTAAACTTTGCATATATCAAGGCCATTCTTACACGCTGGAAGCAAGATAACTTGCTAACCGTTGACTTAGTTCGCAACTCAAAAGCTAACCGCAATAAAAAGACAGAGGGAGATACGATAACAAGTACCTTACCCGAAGTACCATTTTAGAAAGGGGTATCTATGACTAAAGAAACAGAAACGGCTATTGAAAAGCCTAATTATCAAGAAATGGCTAAAAGAGTAGTGACACTGGATGAGGTTTGTCCCGTCCATAAAGTGCATTATTTACAATTTGATCGCCCACTAAAAGCAGCCGACGAGGCTAAACCTCGACTATTCGCCCCTGTTTGCCCCGTGTGTCACCAAGAGGCTATTGAGCAAAAGGCGATAGCTACGGCTGAGGACGCCCTAAATCAGGGCTTATACCTCAAAAGTTATAATATCCTCGAAAGTAAAAGCACTGTTCCCAAGGAGCTGAAAGCAGCAACTTTTGATAACTTTATTGCTGAGACCCCAGAGGAAAAGCAACTCTTAGAGTTTGCTAAAGGGCAAGCTAAAAAGTATCTTGACGGCATGGCAGGAAATACGCTTATAACGGGCGGTACTGGGGTAGGAAAGAGTCACCTATCTTATGCCATGGCCAAAGCGATTAACGAGGGCTATCGGGCTAAGAATGAGCCTAAGAGTGTCTTGTTTATCAGCCTTACCGAAATCATCAAGGAGATTAAAAACGGTTGGAGTTATGGCCGCCATGCTAGCTTAACAGAGCATGAGGCGTTAAACCTTATGACAAGCGTTGATTATCTGATACTGGATGACCTAGGCGCAAAGAATGCTGAGATTAAGCCAAAGGGCGACTGGGAGCAAGATTTTTTGTTTGATATTCTCAATAATCGAGATACTACGATCATTAATACTAACCTAAGTAGTGATGAACTACGAAAGGTTTATAACGAGCGTAACACAAGCAGAATCTTAAAAGGGCTTGAGGGTAATTCTTTCAAGGTCTTTGGTATCAAAGACAAACGCTATAATATTAGCACCTTGAAACAAAAGAGCTAGAAAGAGAGGTGCTTAAATGGCCTTTACTTTCTCGAAAGTGCTCACTGACTACTATCAAGCAGATACTGCCGCTACTGCCATTCATGGTTTTATATCGGGCTTGTATGAGCAACCCATGATTAGTATCACTTTAAAAAACAGTACCCCAAGATCTAAAAAGTATATGCTAAGCGTTGAATATGAGGCGGAACAAAGCCTTGACAACGCTTTTGAGCGTATATGTAATGGCGTTAAAGAGTTTAATAAGGCCAGAGCATTAAGCGCTGAGCTTGATAAACGGCAAACTATAAACAACGCTAAAAGTCTGCTTAATGTTTATAGACGTATGGAAAGGATAGCAGGCAGCCCCTACAATCCTAACACGAATAGAACAAGTAATAACGCCTTAAACACCGACATTTCAGCTCTTGAAAATACTCGACAAAACAGAAAATTCATTGCTGAGCTAGAACGGGACTGCATGAGAGAGGCAATCGAAAAAATTCAACCCCAGAAACTAAAGACAATCTTAGTTAAAAAATACTGCATACCAATCAAGAAAAGTAACATAGAACTCTATTACGACTTAGGACGTTCTGAAAGTGCCTTTTATCGTGATCTTGATGATGCACTACTGGAGTTCGCAGCAATCTATAAAAACGGAAAACTATTAGCTTTGTTATAATGGCGCTAAACCTTGATAATAAAGCATTTACTGACGACAGAAAGAGGTAAAACATGGACAACAATGAAAAGGATTACATTTATTTTTATAGTAACGGTGTTATGGTTAGACAAAAACTCCCTAAATATGGTAAACTGTTAGTGACTGTTGTTGACGGTCTTGTTGTCAACGTTGATACAACCAATAAACAGAAATATAACTGCTGACTAGAAACACTAGAGGCACACTGAAAGACAAGCATCTTTTGGCGTGCCTCTAGTTTTTTTGTCTAATTATCTAAATTGAAAAGAGGAAATAAAAATGACTTTAACTGAAATTAAAACACAAATTGATAACTTTGGTAAACGTAAGCAGGAACAAATTGAAGAATACAGTAACAAGCAGAAAGAACTAGCTGAAAAGGTCAAGAATAACGAAATGTATCAGACCGAGGCTAACTTACGCTTGGAAGATATCGCAAAAGCAGCTAAGAATTATTCAGATACAGAGTACAATAGTATCATTTCTAAGATTGAGGCTATCGAGCAGACAGAGCTTGAAGCTATCAAAGCAGGTTATGAAACTGTAACCGCTGATAACGTCGCAGAATTGACTTTGTTAGGACAAACAAAAGTCACAGAAAAAGAGCTGCTAAGCTACCTTGAAAAGTACAAACGCAATCCGCTAGCTATCAAGAAATTGCATGAAATTGCCTTTAATAACGGTATCTCATTGCCTGAATATGTCTTGAAAGAAGATAGACTAAGCAACTTGCTACAACTATTCAAACAGTACGCTAAAAGCTATCATGATACATCTATCAATGACGCTTACGGGGCAGCTAGTGACCTATCCTTTACCTTGGTACTTTCTACGGATGAAATGACCAAGGCACTGGAAGAATACTCAAAACACTTTGACACGGCTCTAGGACTTTGATAAGTCTAACAACCGCAACCAACAATAAAGAGCGCTTAGTTTCATCTAGGCGCTTTTGACTAGGATAAACTGGAGGATAGATCATGGAACTAATGGCAATCAACGAAAAGCAGACGATTAAGAATGTTAAAAAGAAGCTACGTGAATACCCACGTTGGCGAGAGGTTGCGCGTGATAGTGCTGAGCAACGCATAACGGCAAATTATACCTTTGAGCCACGTTCTAAGAGTTATAACCGCAGCAACATTGTTGAAACACTGGCAGTAAGACGAATAGACGCCATGAACGAGCTTGAAGCTATCGAGGAAGCGCACAGAAACATCATTGATGAACGCTATAGAGTTATTATCTATCGTCGCTTCTTACAGTCCACACCAGTACCAAACTGGGTTATCGCTCAAGAATTAGGCTATGCAAGGACAAAATTTCAAGAGCTGGTTAATGAAGCTTGTCTAGCTTTTGCTGAAAATTATCGAAACGGTAAACTGGTTGATTTGCTTGAATAGTTGGGTTGCTCATATATAAGGCGAGGTGTCAAAGTGATAGAAATTGAATTAAAAGCGTTTATAGACGTTCTCAAAGCTAGCAGCCTAACCAAGGCAAAGATAGCACACGGCAAAGCTAGGGTATGGCTAGATTTGGATAAGTTGACCATGGTTTATAACGGTCAAGAAACGCCCCTAAAACGGCAGTCATTAAACTATGGAGGCTATCGCTATTATTTATACTGCCCTAACTGTGGAGAGGCTAGAAATAGCTTATATTGGCATCGTGAGGCCTTGTCATGTCGTAAGTGTCTAGGATTGCATAATAGAACAGTAAACCGAAGTAAGACCGACTGTGTCTATTACTGGGAGCAGGCAGTTAAGGAAGCTAAAAAGATAGTGCCTGAATACGAGGCAAAGGACTACTTAACCCCCGATTTTCCCGATAAGCCCAAAAGGATGCACTGGAAAACCTATTACAAGCGTAGAGCTAAGTATTATCGATATTGGCGCAAAGGTGAGGACTTATGGTTAAATGGAGCAAGTCGCTTGTTAAAATCTTGATATTTCGTAACGTTTCGAAATTTGTGTTTGTTCAGATTCTGAACAAACTAACATCCTTAAATTAGACAACGTTGTCTAATTTGGAAAACGCTTTTCAAAATTGTGTACGTGCTCAATTTTTTCTAGTTACTCTTTGTCATAGAGTGTAAAACGTTCCTATACCCCTCTAAAACGTCCATACATCAATTTTAAGTAATCTCTAGTATATTTACCTTGAAACATATCTAAGGCGGTTCAAAAGACGAATTAGAGGGGTATTTGGCTATCTAGTGCTTTATTTGATTATTCTTGAAATAAAAATATCTTTTTTTGTGTTTTTTTCAACCTTTTACGAATAGAATATAGAAGGAGGTTGTTTTAGAAAAACTTTTTCTTCCGAATTGTCCAACGGTTGGACAAAACTTGTAAGCGAGGTAACAAAAATGCTAACCTATGATGAATTTAAAGAGGCGATGGACAACGGTTTTATTAAAGGTGATACTGTCCAGATAGTCCGAAAGAATGGTAAGATCCATGACTACGTTTTAGACGGTGAACGAGTTGAGCCACACGAAATATTGAGTTTAGAAAAGGTATCGGATATAATAAAAGAACTAGGCAGAGACAACTAAAAAAGCACCTCACTGGTGCTAGTTCCTTGCCTGCTAAACTCGTAAAATGATTGATACCCTAACGGGTATTTTTTTGCTTTCCATTTTGCTAACTTTCGAGGTAAGCAAACGGCAACTTATGGGGTGTCAATTACTAAAATAGCTTACAAAATCGCTTTAATATCACTCTAATAAAACCTATAAAATGGGTTGGGTATTCGTTGAACAAATAGGAGCCAGTCTTGGTTTTCTTGTTGCT